TGTCTGAGATTTTATATCGAATGAATATTCAGGACTCTTCGCCGAGTGGCGACGAAAGCATCGATGATGGCCTCAGAAACCGGAGATGTTCGCCTACTTGGTAGGAGACCAAAAACATGGAAATAATATCCGTAATGATAGCATGTGTTCTGCTAACACTATTAGCAGCAGCGAAGAAGAAAAAACCCGTATTCGGTCAGTTAACTTTGACTGGAGATTTAGCACTAGATTGGATGAAGAACGAAATGGAGATAATTATCGGCAAAGTGATGATTGGCCCAATGGGTGCTTTTCCTGAGTTTAATGTGCCTGACTGGGCGAACGAGCGAACTGGAGATATTGGTGTTATTTACCATGCCAACTCATACGCAAATCCAGTGCTTGTCACTCAACGAAGCATACTCAGGGCACTTGAAATATGGTGTGTTGAACAGGAAGCAAAAGGAGCAGAAACTCTAGTGGAAAAGAAGGGGTCAGGACAACGTGGAGTTCTCATCATTAAAGAGAACAATCCAACCCTTCAATTTATCCGAGATTTGGAGAAAGGAAAGTTTGCTCCATATGAATTGAAAGAGAGTTAGATCTAAATTGCAATATTGGGGTCGGTTCCTTCGGGAATCGGCCCCTTTTTTTTATTTTCAATTCTGAATCTGTCACAATCTTTCAGAAGTCATTCGACAATGGTTCAAAATACCCTTTATTTTCCAATTCTAGGCTCGTTCAAGGTATGATGTGGATTCGTACTAGAGTAGAGATACGAATCGTCTTAAATCGTGGTTTATTGCAATAATCCCATAGTTAATAGGAACCTATAACCAAATGGTTCTGAAAGATTTTTGACAGACTAGGAGACCAAACATACAGATTAGGCTCCAATTCTTTCCGCAAATCGGGGAGATCAGTGTGGTTTTCCGGTAAAGTGTAATTTTATTAACCCCCGAATATTACAGTGTCGATATGGCAACAAGTAAGACCGGCAGTTTTTACCTCACCGAAACCGTTCTGATTGCACCGGCTGCATTAACTGGCAACCGAGTTCAAGGGACGATTGATATGGGCGCATATGTAAATGTCCCAACAGGTCAGGCAATAGCGATAGACATGGTGGATTTCATCTATCAGAACAACACAGATTTTGACGGAAATCCTCAGGGATTAGTATTAGCAGATGGCGCAATTGGCGTTCAACTTACCGATTTAAATCCCGATACAGCATTCGTCAGAGCAGACGACCAATCCCTGATTGCATCAGGAACTATGGCAATAGATTACACGAACAATGTCGCATCTCATGTCAGCGATTTATATCCTGATAATTACGGCTCGTTATCTGAAGCATTTATGGTCGTAAACGACACACTATATCTCGTTGGAGGATGGGATGGCGCAGGGAATGTAGGCGCAACTGGAATCAATATCACCGCTAGAATCCGAGCAAGAGTTGTAAAACTTGCACAAAAAGATTGGATGGCAATAGCGATTCAGAGCACCGCTTCCGATAATTGAGGCGGTCAAATGTCTGATTGGGAACGAGGATATGACGCTGGGTATAGAGCCGCTTTGGGGACTGCTCGCCGTGATATCGGCGGCGATTTTGGAGTGGCTCCGCCGAAGAAGAAAAAGCGCAAGGCTTCTGCGTATTCTAAACGGTATGGAGCAGCCTTCCGTCGGCTCAAAAAGAAGCATCCTCGAATGTCTTTTACGGCTCTCTCTAAAAAGGCACACAAAGATGCGAGGCGAAAGTAATGGCGAAGAAGAGTAAAAAGACCGCTGTAAACGCTTTGAGTGGTAATAGATTGTTGATGAAACAACTAATGCATTACAAATTCGATATGGCATCACCTGCATCAATTTGGACTACAGAAAAAAACGGGTATTCAAACAATTCAACTGGGACCGGAGCAAACAGATTTATCTTTGCAGAGACTTATTTCGATTTATCAGGTTACGAAAGAGAACACCTGACATTATTTCCACAGAGGATTTCAGTTCAAGAGAGTGGATCCTTTCGATTGAAAGAAGACAATGGTTCACTCGAAAAGGGTGCAATCGTTTTGGATATTATTACAGAGGAAGGTCTGACAGAAGCAGAGTTACAACACTTCGCAAATGAAGTTAGTATCAGAGAAGTTTGCCCATCATTTGGAGAAGGTGTTCTCGAATTTCAACAAGTTATTTTCGGTCGCTACCGAATGATGGCTCAAGACAATTCAATATGGACCCCAACTCAGGGAAATCTGACAACAATTCATGAAACTCAGTGGGGAAGTGGTTCTCCGACAACCTGTGCAAAATTATGGATTTACCGATTGATAATTCCACTCGGACAATTGTTGGCAGACACAGATGATTTTCTTGTGGTTCCAGCGTGTCGATATATCATGTCTGCTGAAATTCGAGAAGAATCAGATTTGTCTTTCATGATGCGCCAAAAGAGATCCTATGAGTTGTCGACATGATTCGTTGGATTTTAGAAATTGACAGTTATAATTTCCCTATTTTCAGCAGCTGGATTTCAAACGAGCGAAATGTGATACTGCAAAGCGTCGCCAATGTGAATACAACCCCTTTAGACATAGTTGTGACCCAAAATGGTGATGTAATTCCCGACCGAGATGGGCCGGATTATGACCGAGAATTATTTCCACAAGAACGAGATTTAGATTGGCAATATGATGACTATGATTACCGAGACCAATATGATTGGCGATACGAGGGGCAAGGAATGGGCCAGTCTTGGTCGTATTCCGATGAAACCCTCCCGATGATAGAGAGATATGTCTGAGATTTTATATCGAATGAATATTCAGGACTCTTCGCCGAGTGGCGACGAAAGCATCGATGATGGCCTCAGAAACCGGAGATGTTCGCCTACTTGGTAGGAGAC